GATTATATTTCTTCCTTAACTTCTTACCAATTTTAAGTGTAATCTGTCTGGCATGTCCAAGTTTATGTGGTTGTTTAACTGCTGTACCTCCGTAGAAGAGGAATGGATTGGGTCGTTGGTCAGGGGGATGACTGACGATAATGTTGGCGCAGCTGAGATGTACATTGATTGCGGTACTGACCGCATTGACTTAGAAGATGAGTTTGTACGAATCGAAGCGGACCGGAAGTTGCATCCGGTAGGTGGGGTGAAAACCCCACCAAACGGGCTGAAAGGCCCAAAACGCGGGGCTACCAGCTCCGCGGTTAGCGGGGCCACCAGCCCCGCGAAGTCCCTAGGCTGGGGAGGACTATATGAGTCCCTAGTAGATCTGTTCAATGAATTAATTCTGACGCGTAACCCTCTTGAACAGGTCACAAATGGTTGCACAGAACCAATCGCAATGCACAAAACAGACATTGTGATGTATCGGGAGATTCAGCGTGGGACCCCAGAAATGTTTGCTCTGTTGTATAGAATCCATTGCTCCTACCTACGGGCTAGTGAGGCAGCGGGTGCTTACGCTGATCCAAAAATGTGGGATCAAATGTACGAGGCGTTCTTCACCTGCCAAGCGGCTGCTGCCGCTGGCGGTAGTGGTAGTAAGCCAAATACTCCACCATCCCATCCCCCACCACCACCACCAAAACCATTTGTTAAGAAGGTCGAACCCGTTGAAGTTGTGCAGCATCGACGCGTTCGCAAACATAAGAAAGACCCTTTCGTCGCAGCACTAGTGAGTGAAATCAAATGTAAACTCGGAATACCCGAGCGTACGCCCGCCAATATTCGGACAGTACGCCACATGGCGCAAACTAGGTGCCGTGAAATGAATTTGCGCGCACTTGATTCACGGCGGGCTATTGAGCTCACCATCACCCTCGTGTTTGTTCCTGACGAAATGGATGTTGATGCCGCCAAGGTGGCTAACAGTGTGGCCGTGCGTAAGCAGCACGCCTCACTGGCTTACGAAAAGAAACCACCTATGTTTAGGTGGTTCATCAGTAAGCCCACTTATGTTTTCTTTGCCTGGCCACAAGATAGTGGCCAGGCCAATGCTTGAGGGCGCTTGGTAGCCACACAAGGTGTCAGTCATGTCTCAACCATTTCTGACCCACGTTTGCGCGTGTGGCGAAACCAGGCGCTTGTAGAGCCAAGAACACTCTTCAGTATTACTGAAGGGGGTCCTACGCTCAATTTGAATGTCAACAATGCGGATATCACCACGTTAGCGTGCGCGTTGTTGGAGCGGATGTATTATTGCAAAGTGAAGGGGGAGTTTGTCGCCCCCCCGCCGGTGACAACCGGTATATATGACACTCGTCTTGGCAGCTTTCGCTCCGAGGTGTGCAGAAAGGTTGGGCAAGCCGCCCCGGTTTCCCTCGGCCAAGTGGTCGAGATGTATCAGGGCCGTAAGCGAACCATATATCTGAACGCCAAGGAGAGATATGAGCTGCTAGGCTGGTGTAAGACATATCCGTGGTTGAAAGCTTTCGTGAAAATGGAAAAGGTCAACCCGGATAAAGCTCCTAGGTGCATACAACCTAGGGATCCCGTTTATAATATTTGCCTTGCCACTTATATCAAGCCACTTGAGCATAGGGTCTACAAAGCCATTGACAAAGTCTTTGGTGATGGGCCAACTGTGATCAAGGGTTACAATGTTGAGCAGGTGGGCAGAATAATGCGTGGAAAGTGGAACAGCTTCAACCGGCCAGTGGCAATTGGTTTGGACGCTGTGAAATTTGACATGCACGTGAGTAAGGAGGCGTTGGAGTGGGAACACTCAGTTTACAACCGTATATATAGGTGCAAGAAGTTACGCACAATGTTGAGACATCAAATATACCAACGCGGTGGCGCTCGGTGTAAAGATGGTCACCTATCATATAAGGTAGTTGGAAGGAGGGCAAGTGGAGACATGAATACTGCACTCGGCAATTGTCTGCTGATGTGTGGTTTGGTGCATGCCTATGCGGCAGAAAAGGGAGTGAAAGTGAAGCTTATGAATAATGGTGATGACTGTGTAGTTATGATGGAAAGCGAGGATGAACACGTCTTCTTGCGATCTTTAGACGACTGGTTTTACCAAATGGGGTTTAGGATGACAACGGAGAAACCGGTGTATTCTTTGCCTGAAATTGAGTTTTGCCAGATGCGACCTATAGAGTATGGTGATAATCAGGTTATTATGGTTCGTAATATCAATGTTGCATTACGCAAAGACACATTGATCACAGTGGACGTATCTACCGAGAAAACACTCAAAGCATGGATGACCGCTGTTGGAAAGGGTGGGCTGTCGCTAACTGGCGGCATTCCCATCATGCAAAATTTCTACAGGCGGCTGATTGCTTTGGGCTGTGGTGTGGTTAGCAAAGTTGCTACCCAACTCAACCAAAACTCAGGCATGTATCTTTTAGGGGTTGGAATTGATAGACATTTTGTAGAGCCCACTGCTCAAGCGAGATTGAACGTGTTCAGGGCTTGGGGCATAACGCCCGATCAGCAGGTTTCGCTCGAGCATTATTATGACGCTTATGAGTTTAACCATGGATCGGCAGTGGGTGTCGATAGTCATATAAATTACAATACCATCTTTCATGTACTATCACGGTAACTATTGTGGCCCTGGCTGGTCCAATGGAGAGTATCAAGCTTCAGTGGTTGGCAATATGCCAGGCACTGATGAATTTGATGATACTTGCAGGTTGCATGACGCAGCCTATGCACTCGGAATGGATTTGAACGAGGCAGACGATGTGTTTGTCCGTTCCAATAAGTTCAAGGGTGTCAAGCGATCGGTTGCTGCCGCAGCGGTCGCTCTCCAAAGGCAGTTTAGGGCCTTCGATAGTTTTAGCAATCCACCAAATTCGAAAACTATAATGCCAAAATTGAACAAAAACGCCCTTAAGAAGGGAAATTTGCGGGGGACCAACATGTCCTCCAACTCGGCGCCGGGCAGGCCAAATGGGAATTCCACACAGCCCAATAAGATCACGCAAATGAATATTCCAGCAGCATCAGGCTATCAGTTGGGACAATTCAAGCCAATCACACGCAGAAACGGCAACACTATTGTCGTTTCAGGGCGGGAGTTTGGATGCACGGTCAATGTGGTGAACAACTCCAGCTTTGGGGTATCCGGCATGTGTCCTTTGACACCTGCTCTATTTCAAAGTGCTGTGTTGGGTGCACATGCTAAATGTCACGAAAAGTACCGCTTTAAGTCCATTGTAGCGCGGTACATCCCTGCGGTGCCAACTAGCGCCCAGGGACAGGTCATGTTGCTGTCCTCCAAGAATTTGAACATGCCGTTCATTAACTCCGCTACCTCTAGCTTTCTGGCCAGAGGGTTGACGCAAAGCAATGCCATTTTGACACCAATATGGCAGGCTGCGACCACTGATGTCACTTGTGACAACACATGGCGCAACGTTGATTTTATATCGGAGCTTGATTACGACGACAATATCATGGAGGAAATTCAAGTTTACGGATGGTCCGACACCACATTGGTTGCCGGGTCATTATTGATTGACTATGAGATCGAATTCGTCGACCCAGTCTATCAACCGCATTCTTCAGCAATCCCAGACTCACTGGGGCCATGCACCTTCGTGACTGCTGCCGACGACACCGCGGTTAATGCTGCTTTAGATGCCATTGTCCTCACTCAGACTGTTCTGACAGGCTATGGCAACGGCACAATTTTCCGCATGGTGTTCCGGCAGTCTGCAAGCTCACTCCCTACGGGTCCCGCTACATGGGGAGCCGTTGCCCAGGTTGCCGTTTGTGGTGCGCTCACGAGCACCACCGTTGGTGTGACCACTACAGACATGACCCTTGCTGAGGGTACCATCCTTTTTGGTTTGGTGCGCGGCAGTAGTTTGGTTTTGTATTCAACTCTCCCCAATGCCAGAAGTGGCTCAACTGGGGCGATTGTATACAAATCTGCTACTACTGTAGTAGGATCATGGTATTTTATGGCTCACATCGTTGCTATCGGAGCGGCCCTTATTGGGACGACCCAATAGTAACATGGGTCGATCAAATCGACATCGCGGCAGTAGCCGCAGAATCGCCACAATGATGATTGAGGCGTCAGCAAGTGTACGTTGGTTTTTCCAGCGCTTCTCTTGCAAAATTAGGTTCTCTAACCGTAGAGGAAAATAAAGTAAATAAAAATATGTATGTTAGTGTTTGTACAGTATTGTGTAGTGGTGGAGAAGAGGGAGTGATAGTGGCTTAATTGCATTAAGTGTCAGTAGCGTTTTAAACGTAACAAAGGTTGGTAGCCTTTGGTCACTCCTAATCCATGCAACGATCTACTCGATGTGTGCTATGTTTATATTTAAGCGGTCCAGAATTTAGTTTAGCAATAGTTGCAACGTATTTGCTGTAACATCCAAGGGTCCGGCAATCCGGACACTCTCACGCTTCGCTAGCGTGGGTTTTAACCTCCACCTCGGTGGAGTGGCTCCAGGTCTCTAGGTAACTAGGGGGGCTGCCGTGGGAGCTTAGCAAACAATAGCTTATAGCATAATTTCAGG